CAGCGTCCCGCACAGTCACGCGATAGCCACCAAGGAAGTCACGCTTGATTGTCCTGGCGGCGTGTAATCTGGTGTTCTCACCGAGCGCGTGATCCGCCGCCCCGACGCTGTGAACCTCGATGTAATCTGTCACATCCACTGACAGCCAAGCGCCCATGTAGATCAGGCCAAGGATGCACACGGCCAACAGCGAGCGGAACGTGCCAAGAAGAAACTCATTCGTCGGCTTCATAGCGCCCCCCCAAAGATCACCTTGCGATAGGCCCAGATCACGCCACCCAGAGCCATAACCACAGAACCCAGAGCACCCACACCCCATTTCAACCGCGCCCGCTCGCGTTTTTCCTCTGTGTCTTTGACCAACTGGATTTCCTTCTCCAGCTTGTCGTTTTTCTCCGCCAGTTCAGCCACCCGGCTTTCAAGTTGGCCAAGCCTGTAATTGTCTAGCGCTGCATTCATGTCTCTCGTCACTCCGGCCAATGCTTATCGTCGGCATAGTCCGCAGGGATGCTTTCGCCATCTTTCAGCGCCCATGACGACTGATAGATTGCCGAGATATAGGCGCTGCCCAGCGACCACAGCTCGACCACCTGCGCCGGGACGAGGTTGTGAATGGTGTTGCTTTCATCGCGGTAAGGCGTGACCGTTCCCGCATCGCCTTGCGCCAGTCGCAATTGCGCGGCAAAGGCCAGCCCTTGCAGGTTGCGCATGGTCACGTCATCGCCCGCGACCCACACACCATCAGTGCCAGTGACCGGAAACACGCGCCCCGCAAGAATGCGGTATTGTCGCTCGCGGTTTACAGCATCGCCAGTTGGCTGCGTGACCTCATCCGGCTCATCAATAATGACTTTGACGCCATCAACCCACTTGAGAACCATCATCCATCTGCCCTCCGTCGATGCAGGTAAATCCGCCCGCCAGTGATGTTTGTGCTGTTGGGGTTTACCCGCGCTTTTTCGATCTTCTGAGATGTGGCGTTTTCGATGTATCCGTTTGTCACTCCGCCGCCGATCACATGGACGGTCTCAGACTTGCGGGGCAGGTAAAAATCAGCGACAAAACTGCAATCGGTGCTAGTTACGTGGCGACAGTATTCCCCCCAATATGCCGATGTTTCGAGATACCCCTCGATCTTCCAGTAGGTTGACACTGCAGTCAGGTTGAGTGCAACCACCCGATATTCCCAACCGTCCTCGAAGTCTGGTGTTTCAACCGCAGAAACATTGCCATCAACTGAATTGTCATAGATCAGCCCATCCGCCCCGTCGCCGTATTCCACTTGGTTGTAAGGATGCCACCCCGCCGCCTCAACTGGTGCACCCGTGGCCCCCTCTGCCGCCGCGAGAACATTGTCCCGCAAGGCCGTCATAAGGGGCTGAGTAACCGGGCTGTCGGTGTCGATCTCGCCCGCTGTAATGTTTGTCCATGCTGTCATCTGCTCACCCGCTGGAAACCCCGTCCTTCATGGCGGGGAAGATGTTAATTATGCAATCCTTCCGCACGGAACACCGTCGCTGAGAAAGCCGTTGGCATCCCCAATGAAGCACTGATGTCCGACCTCTTGCCCCGCCACGTAATCAGCAGCCCCGCTCGCCTGAATTTTGTAGATCAGGCCGTAAAGCGTCGTATCCTCTGCCGTGTAGCGAACCCGCTCACCTGGCACGACTTCCTCTGTGCTGGTGATTGTCCAATAAGTCCCACGGTTCACACCGTAAGCATCTACGTCATGATGCGTGTCGATCTGGACCGTATCCCCCACGCGATAGCTGTCGCGATCCTTGGCGTCCATCTGCCATTCCGCAACGCGGGGAATGTCCACATAGCGCGTGATGATCTTCGATGCGGTGTTTTCCGCCATTGCCCCTGTCGGCAACCATTGACCGTAGATTTTCCGCACGGATGGCTCGCCGTGGTGATCGTCATCCTCGCTCGCCAGATCTGCTGAGATGAACAGGTTTTCCCACGTGTTGTCGTCGGTGAATGATTTTGTCCAGTCGCGCGGATTGTAGTTCACCCAGACCTGAGACACCCGAGATTTAGGCTTTGTCGTGATGGAAAACGTGTCGGCAATGATGTGCTTTTCATCCGTCAGAACGTCAGGCGGTGTGCCGACGCCGCGCACCGAGCGCAGCTTGATAAGTTGGTCAACCTCATCCCACCAGATATAGAGCAGCGACTGCTCCTGAATGTCCGACACAAGTTTCGTAATGGCCGTGGGTTTGCTAACAAGCGTGGTCAGGTTGTAGGACGGCAGGTAGTTATCAACCTCTTCCTGCCAGTTGTCATAGTCCATCACCGAGTAAGACACGCCTGCGCGGTTCAGCAGGTCGCGCAAGATCACGTATGGCTCCGCATCCGTATAGCGCAGGCACTCCTGCACAGATGCCGTGGCGTCGTGGTCGCTGGCCTCTGAACCGTCCGTCCCGCGCGCCGTTACCGTCACTTCAAGCCCATTGGCCGTTTCCGCGATGGCGCTATAGGTCAGCAACTCGTCGCCAATGCGAAGCGTTCCTGACGCCGGATATTCCGACAGCAGCGCGCCCGCTATTTCAAAGGTCATATCCGTGTCGGCAATGTCAGCGTAAAGTTCCCCCGGCGAAGCCACAGGGGCCTGCGCCTTGCGGTCCTCTAGCCGCGCCAAAATGTCCTTGGCCTTGATCGTGATGCCGTTGCGACCGTTTGGCCCTGACAGGCTGTCAAGGAAATACTGCCTCTGGCGCATGGCACTAAGAGCCTGCCCCGCGTAGCCCTCATATCGGGCCACAAGCATCCCCGTCACATACTTGTCGCGGGCAATGAATTTACGCCAGAACATGCTGCGCTGATACGGGTCATAGTCCCTGTCATCCACGTAAGGATCAACCACGCGATCTGTGTGCGGGTGATCATCAAAGGATATCGTGCAGAGCGCGCGATTGCCCAAGCCTTGCGAATTGGTATCAGACCCCGCCAGGTTGATCTTGGTTGGAGATGTGGAAACCGACTTGAGCGACGGAATGATATAGGCCGCACCATCAACCTCGCGATCCGCCGCATTGCCACGGCTGAAATAGAGGCTTTGGGCAAATTCATCGGGCATGGCCGGGGCGGTTGTCTTGTTGAACATGTCGCAGTAATTGATAACCCCGTCGAAGTCAGTCACATCTTCATCCGGTGCCGTGCCGTTGACTGTGCCAACGCCACCATCGCCAGTCCCGCGCCACTGCGTCCAGGATGATACTGCCGTATCTGTGCCAACCTCCGTAACCGTGCGCCGGATCGGGTCATAGGCCCAAAGGGTGACGGTATCCTCATTGAAGAAAACAGCGCCGTAGAGCGTGACCTTCTTGCCGATGTATGGCGTCACCGCCTCCGAGACCTTGGCGCATGTGCTAGGATGGCCTGTCGAGCCGGAACCAGCGCGCAAAACAAGGTTGCCAGATGATACCCCGAGATAGAGGCCCGTTCCGCTGCCGCCAAGTTCCAGAATGACGCCGGATGGGTCATAACTGAACTCAACGTCCACCGCGAAAAACAAATCCTCGATGCGGGTGTAATCCGCCGCCAGAACTGTGTCGCCTTGCAGGAAATGCCCCGTTGCCGTGAGCGGCCCGACAGGGTTTCCGCGATAGTCATTTTCAACATCGCAGGTCGTGAGCGTGTTGAAGCAGGCCAGATGCTTTCGGTCCAGCGGGTTGTGTTCCGCGATTTCGAGAGAGTAGAGTTCGAAGTCAGCCGCCGCACTGTTGTCAATGTCCAGCCGGAAACGGTCAATGACCGCGCCCTGCCATGTGGCTGCGTAATCCGTTGCCAGTGTCGCATCAAACGCCGCAATAAACTCGTCGCCCGGTGTTAGGTTCTGCAACTCCGTCAAGTTGGTTGGCCGCATGGCGCGTGAAGGTGACCAAGAAGCCGCCGACAGGTCCGACCGATAGAACATTTTCCACTTTGGCGACGTGCCGCCGAAATATCGGCCCCGAACAATAGCATAACGCCACGTATCGCCATCAAAGCCTGTGGTTTCCTTTTGGCTGTAAATAAACGTATCTGCTGACGTGGCCCGCCAGCGCAGCCCGTTTTTATCCATATTGGTTAAGGTGCCGTTGGCAACCGTCCAGTTTTCCAGCGTTCCGCTAGACCAATCAGTCGTGAACACATCCGCAGTCCGCCCCGATCCGGCCCGACAGCGCCCCTTGGACCACGAATGACCGCAGCGCGGCTGACGCAACTCGACAATCTGGACAGGCTCACGGCCTGCGGTTGTCTCAGTCATTCCCAAGACCTCGCTGTCATGGCAAGTGACGCCCGCATAAAGCCCGCCTGCCCCGTATATGTTGCCTTCGGCACTTCATCCGCCATGCCGTATCCCACGCCGCTATCATCCACAGGACGCCACGCGGTGAAGAACGGTTCAGCCTCTGCCGCCCGCTGGAAGTCAGGCCAATTCGCATCAATCCAACTATTCTCGATGATGTTCCACGAATAGCTAGACTTGAGAGACCGCCGCAAAACAGAACGCCCGAGGATTTCCCCCGTTTCCGAAATGTTCGCCCGTGACACTGTTTCACGGCCAAGCGCCAAGGGCTGATGCCCACCGCTCATGGGGCGCGGCATTTGCAGCGCCTTACCGAAGCGGATAACGCCGATGGTTGGAGCGGTGCCGTTCGAGACCTGGATGCGCCATCGCTGACGTGTCTGCGGCGCGAAAATGCAGAATATAGGCTCTTCTGTCGTGATGGCCGTTGAAGGAATAACCCCCGACCAGCTTGACCCGTTCCAATATTGCACTTGCAGGGTATTGCCATTGCTGCCCATGTTGTGAGCCGCAATCGCGCAATAATCCACCTCTCGCGCCGACCCCAAATCAGTTTCCCACGTCGCAGGCAGAGATGAAGGCTTCCAGTATTCGTAGGTCAGAGAATTGTCAGGGGCGCTTGCGAAATAGCCCGTTTCTGCGCTACTCGCGGCAATGGTCCCGCCTGCATACCAGTTATTCGCGTGGGCAATGCGAGCGTGGGTCAAATCTTCATCACCAGACGGCAAGGAATAGCCCGTTTGGAAAATCACAGTCATCAGGCGAGCCTCACATGCGCGCCGTCCTCAACGGCCTCGTTAATCTGGTTGATAAGTTCCTGCACTTGGTCGCGACTGTAGGTTCCCCCGGTTAGATGGATTGCCACATTGCGCGACACTGTGCCTTCACCACTATCTGATGCGGTCGAACCGGACGCACTGCGCGAACCACTGCCGCCGCCGAGCGATGTGGAACTGATGGCCGCGACCTGGGCCAAACCAGAAGCCAGAACAGAACCCGCCGCAATCGCCCGCATCCAAGGACGCCCGATAAAGAACGGATCGGCCAGAACCTGCGTATAGGCGCGGTAACTGTCGATTGTGGCCTGCGCGATAGAAAACGCCTTCCAAATCTTGAAGGTTTTTTCACCGCCCTGACGTGCCAAGTTCGCCATGTTTCCGAACAGGTTTCCGTAAAGCCCAAGCGTTTGATCGTTTTCGCTTTGCCGGATGGCCCCGAGTTTTTCCTGATACGTGCGTTCAAGGTTCAGCAGCGCTTCGTGATGCCCCTCAACTCCAAGGATTTCCTGCGCGCGACGATCCTCCAGAATGGCGAGATTGTCGTAATACCATTGATCCAGCAAAATGCGCTCGCTGCTCAACTGGTCTTGCAGGCGATATAGCCGCGCCTCGAATTGATCCGCCCCGCCGCCCTTTTTGGTCAGCAGAGCCTCGCGTTTCCGCGCCGCTTCGCGCTCTTGGTCAAGTTCCGCATCCAACTGAATGCCGCGCTCGAACTGATACCGCTCGCCCGCGATAATCATGCGCTCGAACATATTGGCATTGACAGACCGCGCCTCGAACTCGGATTCTTTCTTGAACCTCTGCGCCTCAACTGCGGCCTGCTTGATACTCTTGCCCGCTTTCAGGGCGTCAATCTCAGCCTGCTTTGCCGCATTGGTAAGCACTCCGCCCCCGATGCTATTCAGATCCGATAGAATGGCCCCCAATTCGGAACGAACCGCAGACATGGCCCCCGCCCAATTGGTCGTCTTGCCCTCTGCGTCACCTGTCAGCCCAATAACTTGGCTTAGACGTTGTGCCGTTTGCAGCAGAAGCCCGTAGTATTCGCGCTGCTCGTCGGTCATACGCTCAACACCACCAGACGCGGCCTCAAGGTGTTCAATCAACCCCTGAACGGCCTCTAGCTGCGCCTCGATCCCGCTGGCGTTGCGAACCCGCTCCAACTGATCCGCGAACAATTCAGCGTGCAGCGTTGCGTCATCGCCCGTGAATGCAAATTCATCAAACAATTCGACCAGACGCGCCATTTCAGACCGCAGGCCACCACGAAACGCCCCGGCCAACTGATCTACAGCCTCAACCGCGCCCAGCATGATTTCAGCCATGCGAAGTTCTTGCAGGCGCGCGGCCAATTCGATAGTTTCCTCGTTGATGACGCCAAATTCATCACTCAACATCTGGGCAAAGTCAGCGCCTTCAACAGCGGCCCGCTTGTAGGCCCTCATTTGGCTTTCAAGGTCGCTCAGATTCTCCTCAAATTTCTCCGCGTCAAAACTTGCCCCGACAAAGGACGTGGCGAGCGACACAATGGCGGGCGCAAGAATACCAGCCGCAACGCCCAATGTGCCGAACCCGAGCAAAATATCCGGCAACTGAATAGACAGCGCCTGCATGAAGTTGCCCGTTGCCGCCGTTTGTTGTGAAACCTGGTTGAATTGCAGCCCGATTTGCCGCCAATCCGTGCGCCCGCGCCGCGCGGCCTTGCTCGCGCTGTCAGTGGATTTGCCGAGCCGTTCCGCCTGCTGTTCGGCCTTGGCGCCGGACGCCGCGAAGCTATCCAGATCAGCCTTACCGCCTTTCAGGTCAGACGTATCAACGCCGACATACAGCATTGCAGCATCAGTCATGCGGTGGCTCCCAAGGAACTATGCCGAAAGCGTCGTCGCCAATCTTGCGACCTTCGATATACGCGGCAGACATGTTGCGGATTGTTGCGCCCTCCCAACGTGACCTGATAGCCCCCGTCATCTGGGAAAATGCATTGATTTCTTGCCATGACAGCAACTGCGGGCCGTATCCCGCGCTCTGGCATAGGCCAATATCCATGAATGCAGAGGCCAGATAATCCCCGGCCTCAAGCGATGGTAATTCGGGCTCTTTCCCTGTTGCTTTTTCATGCAACTGCCACCGGGAAAACTCCTGCTCCGGCAATTTGCCGTGCCAAAATCCGAGCGTCTTTGCCCAAAGCCTTAATCGGCTTTCATGTTTTTGGCGAAGTTCCGGCGGCGTAGGGCAAAAGGGGTGATCTGCTCCGCAATCCAACTTGTGCGCTTGTCAGTCACAAGGCGCATAGCGTTCTGCGGCGAATACGGCAGAGGCTCACCGTCAAGTGTTAGGTCATCCGGCCAGCCCACAATCGTATGCGCGACCATGCGCTGCGCGGCCTGATCTTCGGTCAAGTCGCCCTTGGCCCGCTTTTCACGGATTGCCCGAAACGCTTCCTGCACACTCTCGGCATCATGGCCTAGAACGCGAATGGCAAACGGCGAACCATCGTCACAAAACAATTCTTCGCCCGTTGCCGGATGTTTCAAATGAAGGTCAGCCCCCGCACTAGCAGCGGCTGACACATCAAACTTGCTCAGATCCATTAGGATTCCTCGGAGCCAGTGAAGCGCCCCGAGTTCACGGCAATCTTGGCAATGTAACCCTTGAAACTGTTCGGGGTGGCCTCACGGCGCACAACCGACATGACGCGGCCATAGTAGAAATGCGCGTTTGTCCCGTCACTATCGGCCTCCTGGAAAGAATACACGTCATTGGAACCAGCCGCCGAAACAAGCGTGGCTTGGCCGCTGTCGCCTTCAATGAACTTGATCGGAACGTCAATCACGCCGCCATCTTTCGCGCCGTTGAAATGCTCAACGCGCCCGTCAACAAGGGTCGGCTCCGATACGTCCTCGACGGTATCGCCGCGCTCCGGCAGGCTCAGAACCCCGCCAACAACGCCCCAAGTCAATGCGCCATAGCCCGCTTGATCTTCGGTTGCAGGTTTCCCGCTGGCGACCTTCCAAACGGTCCCCAACTCGATATAGGTGTCTCCAGTTGCCATTTGTGGCCTCCTAGTTTGATGTGCTTTTCACGCACGGGTTGAATTGTGCGGCGAAACCACACACATTGGCCTCACAAAACATGAGGTATTCGATGTTCAGATTTTCACTTGCCGCCCTTGTCGCCTTGACCGCTTGTGCAAGCGTTCCAGACAGCGAACCGGGGCAAATTCTTGATTACAATGGCGAGGTTGTGACCATTCGCGGCCCATTCCCCACTGACGGCTCCGTCGCAACCGCAACGCCCGCCATGATTGAAAACGCCAGAACGGTTTGCCCGAACGCACGTTATCTGACCGCCGCCCCCTATGACGATTGGTCTTTTGTCTATAAGTTCGCCTGTTAACGGGCTGTTCCTGCGGTGAAGTAAAGCCGCCCGACAACCTTGAACCAGCCGTCCTCCGGCATGGCCTCAACACGCTCTTTGCCCGTGATGGTCACGGCCTGACCGCTGTATGTGATACGCCGCCCCGCCGGATACGCCGCAAAGATGGTATCGGCCATTGCTTTAGCCGGGATTGCGCCTTTGCCTTCTGGATAGCGCAAGGTGAACTGGAAAACCCCCGTCACTTCGTCCGTGTCGTCAAGATCGGCGGGTGAGATTGTGTTCTGAAACACCCACAAGGCGACGTATTCCGTTCCCGGCGTCGGCTCATATCCTGCGTTCTCATATGCAATGGGCAGGCCGAAAGATTGGCCCTGAAAGTCGGATATGAAAGCCTGATCTATCTTCACGCTCATGTGCTCCCCCTCACGGCTTCCTCTAGCGCCCGTTTCGCATCAGCAATGGCAAGGCTCACCATCGCATCTTGTTCCTCCCAATGCAGCACGTAAGGCGTGTTATTGCTCAGATACGTCACGCTGAACGGCGTGATCTTCCCCGCCTCGCCCGCTGACAGGGCAAAAGCAGTATTGCGAACCCCCTCAAGAAACGCGCCAGACGGTGCGCCCGTGCTGACCTGCCAGTTGCCCCGCATGGTGCCGCCCAAATAATCAGGGTCGGGCCGCTTCCATGATGCGGGATCGGCAACCCGCGTTTTTCGCACCACGCGGTTAAACAGGCTCAGTTTGAACGCCACGTCCACATCGCGCAGAGTGTTGTCCGTCTTTTCCGCAAATGCCTGTAGCTGTTCTGCAAACTTACCCACTGACGAGCGCCTTTGTGATAATATGCGTGGTCCCGTCTGGCTGCACGTGCTGCACAACCCGCACGGGCCAATCCCCATCCTTTACCAGCGTTTCGCCAACTTCAACCGAACCGCCAAAAATGACCATCCTGTCACCCTTTTGCACGAGGGTCTCAGGGAAAACCGTGCTGTCAATCGACGTAAAAACAGCCCGCACAGTGCGAGTAGCGCCGTCTGAACCGCCTACCCCCGTCACGGGGTCGCTCGGGCTATCAGCGGCCCGAACCGTGGCCGAAAAACCGTATTTCAACAGCAATTGGTCGGCCAAGGCCGCTTTTCCTGCATAGAAAGTCATGCTGTGCCCTACTTTTCGCCGGGTAGACGCTCAATCAACGGCGTATCCTGATGCTCGATCAGGGCCGCTTTCAGTTCATCCAAAAGGCCGATCAGTTGCAGCCTTTCCGCCCGCGCTCCGGTAAATGCCGCGCTGTATGTCCCGCCGCCGTTCAAGAGCGCCAGCGCTGCAACCGCCTTGATTTCCCCAAGGTGCCGATACGCCGCGACAGCGTCAACAGCCCTGCCAATATCCACTTGGTCGGGATGTTCCCGCTTTTCCCTTTTCAGGTCTATGATGGTCTTTTCTCTCACGCACGAACCAGAGTGACGGAACCAGCGACAGCACCCTGCTTGCCTTTGTTGTAGCCCCTCACAAGGGCATCAACAGACGGATAAAGCGGGCGCTCCCGCGCGTCACCATATTCGGTTTCTTCTTCAATTACATCAACTTTTTCCCGCTTGCGCTTGACCTCGCCACCGGAAACCGTAGCAAACGGGTCTGCCCCCTCATGGATAAGCCACGCCATTTCACACTGCGCGTCCATGATTGGTTGCGGGATGCTGTCCGACGCAACAGAGAACCCATCAACAGCCGGAACCATATCGCGCGGCCATTGCAATGCTTGCGTTTCAGAGGCACGATAGCCGTGCCACAGGTAGGCACGGTCCAGATACACCCGCGCACGACGCATGTGCGTTTCCTGCTCGCTTTCAGAGGCCGTGAGCGTCCAACCCATTGCCGCCGCATACGCCTGATATTCCCCAAGCGTGGCGTAGCTGTCAGACGATGCGCCGCCGACTGTGGTATCAAGTGCCATGCGTCAGCCCTTCTTTTTATCCAGAGACCGCAAGCGGCTATCCAAGTCTGCGATCTGCGATGGCTTGGGGTCGTGCTTGATGCCCTTCGGAACACGCCCGCCCTTGTTCCAGATGGCCCGCTTATAGGCGTCAATCATGGCCGCTTGGCTGCGAGGCTTTCCGGCCATTATTCAGCCGCCTTTTTCTTGCGCGGCTTGCGAGCGGGTTTTTGGGCATCGGGTGGCGCAAAACGCGCGTCCATGATCTTGTATCCCTGCGCCCGCAGTTCCGCCTTACGCTCAGGCGAAACAGGATGCTTTTCGTAGATGATTTTCATGTGAACACCTCCTAAGCACATGAAAGGGGCCACCGTAGCAGCCCCTTATAGTGATTAGGCGTCGGCATCGCCAACAGCAATCACGCCTGCGGTGTGCTTGATGCTGTCTGCAACCTTGTCCCAATTCGACCCCGTTGCCAGTTCAGCATCCGTTGGAGACTTGCCACCATTGGCGGTATCCCAGGCGTAGCCTTTCAGCGATACGCCGAAGGTGTAATCCACCTGCATCGTCGTCTCGATGCGGGTTAGACCGTTCGAGGTTTCGATGTTCGAGATCACGTCGCCCGCGTCGTAGACAGTGGCCGCGCCTTCTGCCAGCGAAAGTGCTTTCTCCTTGTTCGGGGTGCCGCTTTCATACAGCGAAGGTGCATCGGTCACAATCACGGGCTTGCCCAGAATGTCCACAATCAGGACGCCTTGCGATTGGAACAGACGCGCCGAGTTTGCAAGGTTCTGGTCAATGAGGCCGTGATAGGCCGCGCCACGCATGACGGTCGCCACGAGGCCGCCGGAATGGTCGCCAAACTTGGCATGTGCGCCATTCATCGCGGTATAGGTCAGGCCCGCAGTCGCCGAAACGTCATTGGTGGCAGTGGCTTGGTTCTCGATTGCCGCAACCAGCGATGCAATCGCGGTGTTGAGTTGGTCTTTCAGCAGCGCCTCGGCAAAGTTGCGCGATGCAACCTCGATGCCCTCGGCAGTCGGCTTGCGAAGCCAGGTCATTTGCGACGGCTCGTAGCGGATCGGGCCGAAGCCGCCCGCCACCTTTACGCCAACGTGTTTCAGTTGGGTAAGGTCGGTTGCCGGTGCAGACGCCTGCGCTGCGTGGCGGTCAACCCGGCGCTGCGCCGAGTGAACAGCCGTGAAGAACGACTCCTGCATAAAGTCGCCGTCGAAACCATCAGTGGTCAGGCGAATTGCGCCATTCGATGCCGCATTGAATTTGTCCACCATCTGACCGAGAGTTTCAATCGTGGCGGGCATGAAATAGGTGTCAAACACCTGCGTGTCAGACAGTGCCATGCTCTTGCTCCTTGTTAAGCGTTAAGTTCGGGGAATTTGGCCCTGAAAGCCGCAATGCGCTCTGAGCGATCGCCCCCAATGTTTCCGGATGCCTTGGCCCCGCCGCCGCTCCCGTTTGCACCAGCAGCCCCGCCACCCGATGCCTTGCTGCCGACAAGAAGCGGCTTCAATGCCGCGTCTGCCTGCAATTCTGCTTTCAAATCCTCGATGCTTGCCGCGCTTGGCTTGCCCGAGGCATCAACAACCCGCACAAGCGGGCCATCATCCGTCATTTCCACTGACAGGCGCTCTTTCACGATGCGCTCAAGCACCGTGGCCGAACCCTGCACAGCCAATTCCGACGCAATGGCGCTGGCTTTGGCCCCGATGGTCAGGCTTTCGATTGCCTTCTGTTGCGCGGAAATGGTTGCATCCTTGTCGCTGGTCGCGTTTGCCAGCTTGTCAGCCCATGATTTTTCCAAGGCTTCAATATCGCCCTTTTTGCGGGCGGCTTCCTCGGTTGCTGCTGCCGCTGCGTCCTCGGCTTCCTTCGCCTTGGCTGCTGCGGCTTTCTTTTCACCCAGCAATTCGTTGATCTTGGCGTCCATCGCATCAACCCGGCCATTGGCCTCTTTGGTTGCCTCGGCAATAGCCGCGTCAAGTTGTTCCTTCGTGAAGGTTGTTTCTTCGGTCATCTCTGCCCCTAGCTTTGATGGTGACGCCCCTGGCGTCGGTTAAATGCCTGCCTTGTCAAATGCGACAGGCTCCAACTCGCGCATTTCCGCGAGCGTTCTCTCACTGAACGACTTGTCCAATTGCAGATCCCTGAACCGCGTGGCGCTCAAGCCGCCATCCCTCAACAGTTTGCCCCGCTTGGCCCCTAGAACGCTGTCCTGAAAGGCCGCAGGCTGCGTCTTGAGCCAATCGTAGTAATCCATATCGGCGGGAACTTGCTTTACCCCGTCAGCCCCGCGCGAAAATTGCGTCCCACCTTCATCCAGAGCCTCAAGCCCCTTGGCTAAGACAGGCACCACCATTGAACGGCAGGCCAGATGCAGCGGCGGGCGCGGCCCCTTCTTTAGGGGGAATGTCTTGCCTGACAGTCCACGGCAAACCGCGCTTGTGCGGCCATCCAGAACAGCCACAAACTCAACCCTTTTGATTATGTCGTCGTTTGCCTCCCATACCGCTTGCCGCGATTGATTGGCGATGTGGTGCGTTGCTGTCCTTGCCATCAGCGCCATGTCGCGCTTGGCGCCGTAGAACAGGCCGTCACGGTATCTTGCGGCCCTTGTCCCTCGCAGCCGCCGGATTAACTGCGGCAAGCCCTCGCCTTGCGCGGCCGATAGCCTTATGGCCCCCGTGACCCGCTTATAGGTCTTGCCCGACATATCCCGAAAGAATGGCTCTAAAAGCATCCCGCCCTGCACACCCTCAACAGATAGGGGCGCTGCGAAAGCTGCCGTTATGATTTGCTGTGGCGCGGGCAGGGCAAAGTCTGCTTGCACCGCCTGCTTGAGCGCCCGAACCTCGAACCCGCTTTCATATTCGGCCAGTTCCTCCAGTTGTTTCAGCCAGACAGCCCGATAATTGCCGAACCCCGTATCCAGTGTTTCCCTAATAGCCTTTAGCAGCGCGTTCAGCTTGCGCCCCTTTAGGCTTTCCATATCCTCAACCAACGCCAGTTGCCGCAATACATCCGCCTGCATTTCGCGCAGGAAGTCGTCAAACGTATTGGCGTAGCCTGTTTTTAGCCCTTCCAAATAGACAGAATGGCGGGCTGCAATCTCTACCAGTAGATCAGGCGTCGGCATCTACCGCACCACCACCACGGGCCGCGACTTCCTCGGCGTAGTCATCCTCGGTCTTTTCGCCGTCAACCAGCTTGTCGCGCTTCAAGATCGGCAGCATGTCAGTGTCAGACAGCAGCGCACGGTCATAGAGGCCCAGAATGTAACTGCGCTTGGCGTCGTTCATCTCCGGCTCCATGAACCTGCGCGACAGTTCAACGCTGATTTCGCCGCTGATGTTCATGTAATTTGCCGCCCACTCGCAGGCTTGCTGATATGCGTCCTCAACATTCACAGAGGCCAAGGAAAGGATGCTGTGCTGCACTTTGCGCTCGCCCGCGTCTTGCTGCGCTGTCTTGTTTGCGGACCCCGGCTCGATAAACCGTGCGCCAATCTTTGCCATTTCATACGACAGGCGGTCCAGCTCGTCGCGGTTGGCCGTGTTCGGCTCTGACTGAGCAAATCCGAATTGCCCACCTTCCGGTAGGCACATCAACTGCCGTGACCCGACATAAACGCCCGCCGCCTGCCATTGCTCGACGGCCTCGTTGTCCACACCAGATGCCCACGGTTGCACTTGGCCTGCAAACCACAGGCTTTCGCGGTGATCCGCGCTTGTGCGCCAGTGGTCACGGTTCAGCATTGCCAGCGAATACATGGGCGGGGTGCCGAATTGCGCCGTGTTATCACTCGCCCCGACAAACATAAACGGGATTTCCGTCCATGCCGATCCGTTGCCCTGCTTAGGGTAACGCGCCTCATCCGCGACCCACTGACCGCCATTCGCAGGCTTGCGCCATACGCGATCCATAAGGACGCCATCCTCTAGCGCCAATTCGCGGATTACGTCCTCGGTCACAACCTTATAGTCTGTGACTGTCTCCTCGGCATCGGTGAAAACCACGAGCGATAGCTTGACCTCCGCCCCGACGCGAACATGCGACCAGTTGATGATACGAGTTGCGTCGATGTGGTGAACCGTGGCAATGTATTTCAGCGCGTCCTGATCGGCGCGAGTTACCTCCTCATCAACCTCTGGGAATGTCACGAATAACCCCGCACGATTCTTGCGAAGCGCCTGCCCCATCGTGACTTGCATTTGCTGCGACAAGCCCAGGCCGGACCCATCCGCATTTTTCAGCAGGTATTCCATGCCCGAAGGCAACTCGATTGACGGGGCATCCTCGAAAGCCGCGCCAACTAAACCCGAAAGCGTAAAGCCCGTGGCCCCGAAGAATGACGCCCGATCCGCATATTGCTGGTTACGGGTTTTGTTGTCGTTGGAATCGTCAGTCGGATTCAGCGTAATTAGGTGGCTTGCAAGATTGGTCTCGTCGGCCATGTCATCCACGAGCTGCCACTTGGGAAGCGCAGCGGTGTATTCAGGGCGCTGAAAGTCAATTCCCATGTGGTGCCTCACATTGCCGTTCTGATACCTGCCACAAGGACAGGCTTGTTAATCGGCATTTCATAGGCTGGCATATAGCCGCCTGCGTCGTTGATGTGGTCGTGGCCTGACGTTTTGTCTGGCTCGCCGTTCTTGTCATATGCCTGCTGCTCCAACGCATCCGCGAAGGTTGGGCAGGCCGTGTCGTTCACCCAGATTTTGCCATGCTCAAAGCCGCTGTTTACGGCCAGAACACGGTCCTTAACCCGTGGGTTTGTTTTCTTTGCCCTGACGTAGAACCCCGCCTGCTTTAGCAAGGCTATGTCGGACGTGCTTGCGTTCACCGACTTGCGGCTTGTGCCGCTTGCGTCGGGATAGGCCGTCACCCTGTTTTCCGGCCATTTCTCGCGGATCGTCGCGATGGTTGACGGGGTGTCTAACCCGCCCGTCAGTTCATACGCCGCGTGATAACCGCTGGCGCGCTTGACGTAGACCACAGAGGCCATATTGCCCGTGTTGAAGTCTTGCCCGATGAATAGCGGCTCGGAGCCTTGGATTGTTTCCCCTGACCGATTGGCAACCCGGTCATAGGAGTGGTAAACCGTTCCGCTTGTCAGGTTGACGAACTCACCCATCAAATAGGCTTTGATAAGTTCGTCGGGGTAATCCTCCAAAAGCGTCGAAATGTAGTCATCCGGCAGATACGCCGCGTTCTCATAGGTGCTGGCCTGCACCATCGAATAGCTAGACCTTGGGGCGCGCCTGAAAGCGTCATGCACCCAGCGAAAGCCCTCGGGTGTTGTTGTTACTCCAATCCCGTTGACGACGCCTGGAATAACCAAACGCATCCGCGCGATGATTTTCCGCCAAGCAAGCTGCGCCTTGTCCTTGGGCAAAATGTCGATTTCGTCCACGAGCGCGCGGGCAATCTTGAAGCCCACAATTGACGCCGGATCATCCATAGAGCGGCACACGATCACGCCGTAGTAAATTTGCCCCCTGTATAGGTGCGCCTCTTTGTCAGCCTTTCGGAACACCACCCGAAAGCCCAGCAATTCAGCGGCTTCCTCCAGGGTGGGCCAAAAGGTGTCAAGAATGTCACGATATGTCGGGGCAAAGTAGCCCTGAGAGGTCTTTGGGTTTTCGCCCGCAAACATCAGCAAATCCAGGCACCCGACAAACGTCTTGCCGCTCCCGAACCCTCCGACATAAGCCCTGAACTTAGTGTTTAGCCCCCGAAGAAATACCCCCTGCGGATTACTTAGGCTTAGTGACTCGGACATCACCAACCGGGGCATTTACGTGAATATCAAACCGCAGCTTTTGCGGCTCGCTATCGTCATCTCCTGCGGCCTCAAAGTGCTGGCGAAGATGCCCAAGGGCCGAGACCCTAGCCGCATGGCTTGATCTTTCATCCTCCCGCTCTGCCTCGATTGCCAGCCTTTGCAGGACGTATTCCAGATTGACGCCAGACTTTTCTGCCGCCTTTGATTGGGCCTTTGCGATAGCCGAGGCGATCCCAACATTTTTCAACAGCCGACTTCCTTGGGAGTGCGGCTGCTTATATCCGGCCTCTCGTGCCGCCTCTGTCGCGTTTTTGCTGGTTATATAGGCGTTAACGAAAGCCCGTTGTTTCGCGCTTATAGACGCCTCCGGCCCTGCCGATGCGTTCTTTGTCACGTCAATTTCCTTTGAAAGGATCAGCCCCGCCGATCTGGATGATTTACCGTGCGCGCTCCCGCGTCATGGTGTGCCTTGTTAATGGATTGGCTCGCCCTGCCTGAGCATTTCACTGACAAGCTGGGCGATTTGTTCGTCTGTCAGGTTTGTTTCGGTGAAGCATGAACCGTCAGGCAAGAGGCCGAGAAAGAAGTATTCGCGAATATCGCTTTCGTCTTCGGCGTCTACTTGCTGGTGCAATGTCACCCCCTGAAAATGGAAAAGGCGAGCCGTGGCCCACCTTTTGCAATCATA